TTTATTGTACATACCACAGTACAGATACCATAAAGCCGAATCACTTACGCCTAGAATATCTATAAGTATTCATTTTCCAAACAAACGAAATCAATCATTAAAAAAGTTTCAGATAACTAAGAAAGGTGCAAAAAGAGATGGTTGGTATGATTGGACACCTGAAGATCTATACTATAACAAAAAAGGTCATAGTACTAGAGATGTACCTAGAAAATTTAGGATGGGTGGAACACAATGGAAGAAAACTTATTTACCAAATTTAAAAAAATGAATAGAGTAGCAATAGTACAAGCTCCATACAATATTAGAAACTCAAGGTTAATGGCTAATTTAAACAATGCGTTTTGTGCTAAATGGGTTATTGACAATGTAGAAAAGATAGAGGATATTGAAACAAAAGATTATGATTGTTTAGTATTGTTTGGTGATAAAGAAAAATTACAAAAGATAATAAATGAAAGCAGGTAAAATATGGGGTAAAACAGAAATGATCCATAAAAACGGCGTCATGGAGTTTCACCGAATAGAATTTAATAAAGGATTTAAATGCTCTGAACACGAGCACAGATTTAAATGGAACGGATTTTTTGTAGAGTCCGGTAAAATGCTTGTCAGAGTATGGCAAGAAGATCAGGGTCTTGTTGATGAAACAATACTTGAAGCAGGTGATTTTACTATGGTAAAACCTGGTAAGATACATCAGTTTGAGGGTATTGAAGATGGTGTTGCTTTTGAATTATATTGGGCTGAGTTTAATCACGATGATATAATCAGAAGAACAGCTGGTACTAAGATATGAAAAACATAGCTGTAGTTATACCAGCAAGACTTAATAGTACTAGAATCAAACACAAAATGTTGATGAAGTTCGATGATGAGCCTTTGATACGTCTTGTGTTTGATAAAGTACGTATGATGGGATATGATACATTTGTAGCAACAGATAGTAAACGTATTGCTAAACTGTTTCCTATTAAATGGTGTATACAAACGGGTAAAGCTGACAATGGTACACATAGATTATCTAAACGAGTTGTATTAGATTTAGTAAGTAGTTATGATTACATATTAAATATACAAGGTGATATGCTTGATATAAATCTAGATACAATGAAACCTATAATAAAAGCATTAAATAAAAAAGATGTAGTCTGTTTAACCGCTTATACAAAAGGTGCTAAATCAGATGATGTTAAAGTTATACATCAAAATGGTAAAGCAATGTGGTTTACAAGATCTGATATAGGTTACGGTGATAGACATTTAGGTATATATGCTTACAAACCTTATTTGTTAAAAGCATATAGAGTTATGAAAGATAAATATAAATCAGAAAATCTAGAGCAAAACAGAATATTAGGTTTATACGATGTTGATGTAGTTGAAACTACATACAATGGTATAGAAGTAAATACTTATAATGATATAAAATGAAATACGCAGAAAAATACAAAGCGTTACACGAGGGCGCTGAATATAAAATAAAAGATCCAGACACAGGCAAGTTTAGAATAAAAAAAGGTGATTATGGTAACGGATCAGGTTTTAAAACTGTATTAAAACCTCTTAAAAGCTTTATTGATGAACACCCTGGCGCTATGGTATTAGATTACGGTTGTGGATCTGGTAAAGCCTGGGATCATAAGCTAGCTATTTACAATGGTGAAAAATATACTAGACCAGGTAAGCGTGTTCCTGATAAATATGACGCTATGACAATGACAGAATATCTTGGTGAAAACTTACAAGGTTTTTACAGGTACGATCCTTTTCACCCTAAATATTACTTAAGACCACCAGCTATTAAGTTTGATTTAACAATTGTTAATGATGTTATAGAACATGTGCCGCTAGAAGAAATACCAGCATTGCTAAGAGATGTAGCTGATTTAACTTGTACTTGCGGCGCAATATTAATGTCAATACCTAATTCACCTTCGTATGCACATTTCATGGACGGTGAAAATATGCATTGTACATTAATGCCAAGAGATGATTGGAAAAAATTATTAAGAAAATATATACCAAAGCATAAACTAATAATAAACTTTACTAAATGAAAAAACCAATATTAATAGCTGGACCTTGTAGCTTAGAAGGTAGAATACAAGCTCATGAAATATCTAATAAATGCTCAGAGCTAGCAGATAAGTATGGCTTTGATTATTATTTTAAAGCATCATTTGATAAAGCTAATAGAACATCTGTGCACTCTAAAAGAGGTATTGGTATAGATAAAGCAATAGATATATTTGCTGAACTAAAAGAACTAGATGGTTGTAAGATCACAACTGATATACATGAACCATGGCAGGCAGATAAGTTAGCTGACGTCGTAGATATTATACAAATACCAGCTTATTTATGTAGACAAACTGATTTATTAGTTGCTGCAGGTCATACATTTAAAAATGTTAATATTAAAAAAGGACAGTTTATAAATGGTAGCAATATGGTGCACGCTGTTAATAAAGTTAGAAGTACAGGTAATAATAAGATTATGCTAACTGAAAGAGGTAGTATGTTTGGTATGGGTGATCTTGTTGTAGATTTTAGACAGATCGTAGATATGAAAGAATTAGACGTACCAGTTATAATAGACTGTACGCACTCAACACAAAGACCTAATTCAGGTAGCACAACGGCTGGTCAACCGCGCTATGCTATACACATTGCAAAAGCTGCAAAAGCAGTTGGCGTTGATGGTTACTTTTTTGAAGTACACGAAAATCCTAGCGCTGCATGGAGTGACGGGTCTAATATGATTAAGTTAGATAAGTTTGAAGAAATATTAAAACAATTAGTATGAGAGTATTTATAGGGCATGATAGCAGATACCCAGACGCTACTAAAGCATGCTACAATTCGATTAAAGCATATAATAAAAATATTAAAGTAATACCTTTATATAAACACAAGTTAATAGACAAAGGTATATATGGTAGAAAAGATATACAAGGTGAATCAACAGAGTTTTCATTTACTAGATTTTACGTGCCACTTATGTCTGCATACAAAGGTGTGTCTATGTTTTGTGATAATGACTTTATATTTAGAGATGATGTTGCTAAAATTTTTAATCAACTAAACGATAACGATTTAGTCGCTTGTGTTAAACATAAGTATTATGAATCAAAAGCAACTAAAATGGACGGCGTTGTGAATAAGGCATATCCAAGAAAAAACTGGAGTTCATTAATGGTTTTTAATAATGAAAAGTTAAAAGATGTTTTAACAAAAGAATATTTAGATAAAGCAAGCGCTGCCGATTTGCATCAATTAGCTTGGGCTGAAAATAAAATAAGTGAGGTTGATAAAATATGGAATCATTTAGTTGGAGAGCAAAATGGTGCTAGTAACGCTAAAGGTATACACTTTACAAATGGTGGACCTTGGTTTGAAGAATATAAAGACTGTCAATTTGCAGATGAATGGAGAAAGATATTAGGGAAATAGTAAAAGATAAATCAGTTATATTTGTTGGTAATTCTGTAGAGATAATGAAGCATGAACATGCTAAGTTTATAGAAAGTCATGATATAGTTGTTAAGTTTGGTAGAGCATTAGAAGCTACACCGTTGCAAGAAAAATCACTAAGTAACAGGATTGATGTATGGGTTACTGGTCAGTTTAGATCTCATGCGTTTAGAAAAATGAAAGATCATTTTAAACCTGGTGGTAAATTTGAAAACACACATATATTATTAAATAGATCAAGAGGTAATTTTCATTTAAAAGAGTTTGTTCTTGAAAAACATATGTGTCCTCATTTAATAAAATATGGTTATCAAGAAATGTATAGTGATAAAGAAATTATTGATACTATGAAAGTTTTTGATAGAGATGTTATAGGTACTGATCTTAGACCATCAAGTGGTTTTTTAACTATACTATGGTTTATAGAAAAAGTTAAAACATATAAAAGCTTATCATTAATAGGCTTTGACTTCTTTACAAAATCAACACCAGCTAAAAGAGTTGGTTATAATAAAAAATCTAAAAAATCAAATGTTAGCGCACACGATCCGCATAGCTGGCATTTACCTATATATTTAAGACCAGCAAGTGCTCATGATACTTATCTCGAAGAACAATTTGTTTCTTGGTTAACAAGAACAAATCAAGTTACTTGGCATATATTAAGTGATTTAAAAAAGAGAAGTATTAAGTATACAGGCTGGGCAAAGAACTTGCCAATGATAATAACAGCCTCTAATCAAAGAACTAAATATTACAAATCAAGAGTTAAAACTACTTAGCGCCACAAGGCTTACCATTAGCTATATTAACCCATTTTTCTTTTTGGAACCAGTCGCGCAACGTAGCTCCTTTTTTTCTAGCACCTTTTACATTAGACTTACTAGATCTTTTGTATTTACCTTGAGCTGCAGCAGTACGTTTAGCACGTATTACTTTTTGCCTTTCAGCTTTGCTCATACTTTTATATTTAGCGTATGGTAAACAAACTTTTTTGGTGCCGCCACCTTTTATTTTACTTTTTGGCATTTTTAGGTTTTTTATGACCACATCCTTTTTTCATAAGTGCCTTATGTTTTCTAAGACTACTTACATCATGGACAGATCCGTCTTTACAATACATTTTATGTTTTTTCATTTTTTTGCTTTTTTATCTGCGTCTTTTTCCCAAGGTAAACCTCGGCTTTTTGTGTTTATATAATCAGTTGATATTTTTAAGCTTTTACCACCTGGATTACTTTTCCATTTGTAGTATAAACTATTAAATTGTAATTGTGGCTCATGATCTTCACCAGCTAAACTCATTTGCAATTTATGACCTTTTTCATGCTTTATAGTTTTAAGCATATTTTTAGGACTTAAATCTTTGTTTACAAATATAGTTTTATTCTCATCAATATAACCCCAATGTTTTTTAGTAGGCATATCAACAAGTTTAATAACGTTATCTAGTTTATTAGAGCTTGGGTGTAAGCTTAATAACTGATGAAAAGGTTTCATCTTAAATCCCATTACTTTCTTCTTTTAATTTTTTTACAACTACCTGGTGAAAACGGTTTTTTACCTTTGACAGGCGCGTAACCTGGCCAACATCTGCCTTTCTTTTTACTTTTTACCATGTTTTCTTTTTAATGCCATTTTACATCTTTTTGCTATAGCTGCTTGTTGTTTTTTACCTGATACTTTTGATCTCTGCTCCATTACAGTTAATATTTGTATTTTACGAGCATAAGGTTTGCTAATTCGTTTAACTTTAGCACATGTAGCTCTAGCGTCTGCAGGTGTTTTATATTTAATACCTACAGTATCTTTAGGGTTTTCGTCTGTGTATAAACGTCTACCACTACCTTTAGGTTTTTTACCTGTACCTTTAACCGGATCTGGCATTACTTTTTAGATTTACCCATTTTACCTGGGCCTCCAGCTTTAGTACATCTTACACCCCATCCTGAAGCATAAGCGCTAGGCCATACCTTAAATTTTCTTTTTGCTGCAGCTTTACAAGCTGGACTAATTTTTCCCATTACCTTTAAATTTTTCAATTGAACTTATACCAAAGCATCCTAAAGTAACCCACACAAACGAGTTATAAACAACTTCGTTTATAATAAGATCTTTGTCTGCAAAAAGGCTTGTGCATAAATCAGCTACGGCAAAACATACCATAACTACAAACGAGGCAAAGCCTACTATATTTTTTTCGTTAATATCGTTTTTATCTTTAAATAATGTCCACATATTATTTCTTTTTACCACCACGAGAATATGGAAATAAAGCGTTCATAGCTTTACGTCTACCTTCACATCCGCATGGTATATTTAAACCTTGTGATACTCTATCTACCATAGACTTAATACCAGTCTTAGTGGTGAACTTGTGTATACTATCTCCTAATCCTCTTGATTTCATAATATTAACATTTCCATCTACGTCTAGCAGCTCGACCTCTTTCACCGGTCCAACCTTTTGATCTAGCGCAAAATGATTTTCTTCTTTTAGCAGCTTTGCTACCAGGTTTAACTTTACCTGTTACAGCTGTTTTTAATTTACTACCAGGGTTTTTACGTCTATAAGCTGCAACACCTTTTTTAGTCATACCAGCGCCTTCTTTAGTAGTTCTAAAGTTTCTGTTCTTACCTTTGGTAGTTTTTCTTACGTCTGGTTTTCTTTTTCTTTTAGCAGGCATTATATTACCATGTATTTAGTTTTACCGCCTTCACGATAAGCTTTTAAACATCTTTTTCTATTTTCGTCTGGGTGTACATAACTAACATGCACCCAAGCTGGATTACTATCATCACCAAACTCCCAAATCATTTGATCGTAGTCTAAATTTTCTTTAATCCATTTATACATATCAGCATTAGACATGTTACCGTATGTGTCGTCAATATCCATTGCTTGACCGTGACAATGCTGTGATTTAGCTGATCCACCAATCGCAGCGTTAAGTTCTGGTCCACGATAAAACGAATTTATCTTTATAGGACCTCCTACGTGCTCTCTAAGAGGCTCAAATACTTTTTCTGCAATAAGCTTCATGTTTTCTAAATGAGACTCAGAGGGATCATTTTTTAAACCTAGCCTTAAAGCAGTAATACTGTGTATTCCTTCTTTATAAGATACGTGTTTACTTATTCTATCCATTTTTAAGTGCTTTTTTTACAGCTCTAGCTTTACGCTTTATCTCAGCTGCTTTGCCAATTATAATGTCGTCTACTGTAGTTTTAGTCCACAATAAAACCCACATATCTTTCCAATATTGTTTAGTTAATTTCCACATATTTTTTTTTATTAAATAAATTTATAGTCACGCTTATTGTTATGCCGCCAAGCGCTGTAGCGGCTAAATCTTTTGTATCAAACTTATTTCTGCTTTCAGTTGCATCAAGAAGTTCTTTTGCTGTTCCTGCTAATAAAGCAGTACCTATGCCTGCTAGCATAGCTTTCTTTTTATCTTTTGTTTTTTGCCAGACATAAGTATAACCAGTAGCTCCAGCTATAGTACCTGCTGCAAAATGTAGTTGTTTATCTCTTGGTATCTGAGCATTAGCAAAGCCCACAATACCCATTACAAATAGGACACATAATTTAAAATTTACTTGCGTTATTAATTTCATTGATGGCTTCTTGAATATCATTTAAATCTGCTGGTAACATAAGATCTAAACCAGCTTTAAAAACAGTTTCTTTTATACCGTCTTTAAATATTATTAACGTGGGTGCCATACGAACCCTATATTTCTTTTTAGCTTCTGGAGCCTTAGCTATATCAATTCTATAATATACAGCATCTTCTAACTTATCCCACTCTGCAAAACAATTAGCTTCATTAAACTTAGCCCAAAATTCTACAATAACAGGTTTTTTATCATCATCACCAAATGCATTATGGCTATTTATTACA